TTGTAAATAAGCAGTAAAACGTTATTTTTCATTGAAACGTGTTCATAAGTTGAACGTTTTTCATTGCGTTTAATTTCTTTTGTTATTTCAATTTGCTT